AACCCATGACTGCTGCCGCGCAGATCAACGGCTGGCTCAAGGCGCGGCACATCAAACGCAGCGCCGCGCAGATCCACGCGCGCATTGCCTGGGGCGACCGGGACGACGCCGAAGCCAAGGTTTGGGGCGCATGGGTATTTGGCGCAGCCACCGGCGGCTCAAGCACGGGCGCGCTGGCGGCAACCCTAGACGCGGCATCGGTATCCGCAACTGGCGGCCTGGCGATCCAAGGCAGCGCCAGCGCAACGCTGGCCACCCTGACCGCATCCGGCAGCGCAAAGCTGGACCTCAAGGCGCAGGGGGCCGCAACGCTAGACGCGGCCCTGCTGTCGGCATCGGGATCGGTTGTGGCTGCTGGCATCAATGGCGCGCTCGCCGTCACGCTGGAGCAGGCCGTCGCCACCGCAACAGGGGCACTGGCAATTCTGGGCCAAGGCACGGCGGCGCTGGCCGGGTGCTCCCTGTCGGCGTCTGGTGCGATTGCAATCATTGGGCAGGTGTCCGCAATGCTCGCCGCCGCTACAGCATCCGCCAGCGGATCGCTTGCTATCCGGGCGCAGGCGGCTGTGACGCTTGCAGATGCCACAGCGGTCGGGGCGGGGCAGATCGCCATCGATGCGCAGGCCGCAAGCGTGCTGGAGGCCGCAACGCTCTCGGCGACCGGCGCGCTTGCCGTGCGGGGACAGGTGGCAGTGACGCTCTCCGGGGCGACGCTCGATGCCACGGGTAGCCTGCCGATCAGCGCGCAGGCATCGGCAATGCTTGCAGACGCCGCCATGACGGGCGCTGGCATGATCCAAATCACCGCGCAAGGCGCGGCAACGCTGGGCGATGCGATCTCGGCAGGCGAGGCAACGCTGCTGCTGGCCGCGCAGATGACCGCCGGGCAGCTTGACGCCGCCGTCTGTGATGCCTGGGGGCGGCTGGAGATCCGGGCGCAGGGCGATGCGACGCTAGACAGCGCGTCTTGCATGGCTGAAGGCGCGTCGAACAGCCAGGCGTTGTCGTTGGCAGCCATCGAGGCGCTGGCGGACGCTGTGTGGGCGCAGACGCTGCCGCTGCCAGACTCGCCGCCCGCATACGCGCCCGGCGCGGGCATGTTGTCCGCAGCGGAGATCGCCCGCGCCGCCCATGCGGTATGGGCGCGGAGCCTGCCGTGAGCACGGCCGGGGCAAGGCTGATTGAGCTGGCCGGGCATGGCGGCGCGGCCGGGGCGCTGCTGGCGGCCATCGCAGGCAGCGGCCCGGCTGGGGCGCGGCTGGCGGCCTGGTCTGGGCTTGGGCCGGCCAGCGCGGCGGCGCACCTGCTGCACCGCAGACAGCCGGCGACGGCGTACAGCAGCGCGTCTTTTCCTGGTCGCCGTGGGCGCGCCGCGCCGCATCGCCGATCACGCAGGGTACGAGACGAGGAGATCGCATGGCTGATGATGCCGATCTGAGCGACGCGCGCGCCGAGCGCGAGATGCAGGCGCGCCTGGCGTGGCTGCGCATGCGCCAGCAGGCGCTTCCCTACAGAGGCCAGTGCTACTGGTGCGGGGAAGATGTTGCACCGCCTAAGCGCTGGTGCGATGCCGAGTGCCGCGACGAGTGGGAGCGCCAGCAGCGGCGAGGAGCGTGACGCATGGCCGTCAAGATCGACTTCGACGAAGACTTCGACGTGCAGGTCGCGCAGGCGCGCGCGCAGCGCGTCATGCTGCCCAATGACTTCTACCGCCTGCCAGCCGAAAAGCGCGCGCAGGCCTTCACCGTCTCAGGCCTTGCAAGGCTCGATCAGGTGCAGGCCGTGGCCGATGCGCTGGCGAAGTTCCAGGCCGACGGCGGCACGTTCGAGGACTTCCGCAAGTGGGCCGCCGGACAGGACTGGAGCCTGCCGCGCCACCGGCTGGAGACCATCTATCGCAACGCGGTGCAGACCGCCTACATGGCCGGGCATTGGCGGCGCTTCGATGAGGTCAAGGAGGCGTTTCCCTACCTGATGTATGACGCCATCAACGACAGCCGCGTGCGGCCTTCGCACCTGGCGATGGATGGGGTTATCCGCCCGGTGGACGATCCGATCTGGAAGCGCTGGACGCCGCCATGCGGCCACCGCTGCCGGTGCAGCTTGCGGTCGGTGTCGGCCCGCGAGGCCCAGCGCAGGGGCGGCGCCACGCAGAGCATCCCGGCCGAAGCCGTGCCGGATGAAGGGTGGGGGAATGATCCGCGCGATGCCTGGCGAGGTTATCGCGCGGCGCTGGATGGCAGATTTGCGCAGTGCGCAACAAGTGCCGCAACGCTGGCGAAGGGCGGCCGGATCGCGCAGCCGCTATGGTGCAAGGACGGCCCGATCCGCGATTTCGCATTGATGCAGCAGGCATGGATCGAGCGCCGCGGCGAGATGCCCGCACCGCGGCCGCTCAACCTGCCCGAGACCCTCGTGCAGCCGGGTAGCGAGCGCGAGGCCCTCGACGAGTTCATGCAGGCCTTCGGCGGCGGTGCAACGGCACGCGTGACGCTGCTCAGCGGTGACGTGGTGGTCGTCTCCGACGACCTGTTCCGCACGCTCGATGGCCGCTGGAAGATCGGCAAGCGTGAGCGCGACCGCTGGCTTGGCTACATCGCCGCGCTCATCAAGGCCCCGCAGGAGATTTGGCGGCTAGAACTCGGCAGCAGCCAGGAGCTGTACTTGCTCGGTCGATTCCTGCGCGGCCGCCAGCGCATCGATGCGCTTGCGGTGTTCAAGCGCGAGCGCAGCGGCCATTGGGTAGATGGGAAGACGGCCTACGTCTTCGACAACCCTGCCGGGTTGGACAAGAAACGCGCTGAGCTGCTGAGCGCCGCCTCGTTGTCATGGCTTGAGAGATGAAGGGGGCCGGGGCGGCCGTCCTTCTGTCTGGCATCTCGAACGCACCTCCCCCGCATGTATGCCAGATCGCAAACCAGAGACCACAGCGCGTCATGTGACCGGGTTGACGGGTTCCCCCGGCCCCGGATCGACATTCGAATGCGCATCCCGCACATAAAGCCGACCCGTTACCTTTCCAGTCTACACTGTCAGCCGGGCCCCCGTCAAACGATCATGGCCGCTGCTGCCGATCCTGAGGATTCCTGGCTGGGGAGGACGTCAGGCAAAGAATAAGCCAGGGCGCACCTGCATGCCCCTGGCCGCGGCTGGTTCTGGTTTGTGTGCAGGCACTTCGCCACCAGCAAACATTTCAACTGTAGCAGGCTAATGGGCTTATTGCAAACGCTGCTTCGTCAGCTCGCCCGGTGAACACGTTCACGCCGACAGGCCGGCGTCCGCTCGCCACCATCGGCGAGCATGGATGACCGCAAACACCGCAGCCTGCACACCCTGACCTTCGCCGTGCGCCCGGCCGCTGGAGCGCGCGCCGATGAGCCGCTGCGCTTCGAGGGCGTGGCCTACTCGGGCGGCGTGGTGCCGGCCTTCGGCTGGCATGGCGATGTGGTGATCGACCTCTCGGGCCTGAAGAACGCCGACGGCGAGGAGCTGCCGGTGCTGGTCGATCACCAGGCAAGCGTCGGCGCCATCGCGGGCAAGGGGCGCATCTATCGCTTTTCCCAGCCGGATGGCGTCACTGGCCTGCGCATCGAGGGCGAGGTGATCGACGTCACCGACGCTGGACGCCAGATTGCCGCTCTCCTGCGCTCGGACTTTCCGCTGCAGATGTCGGTGGGAATGAGCGCCAACTTCCGCGAAGTCACCGAGCCGCTCGTGGTCAACGGGCGCGAGGTGCGCGTCTCTGGCGTCTTCGAGCAGCCGCACATCCGCGAGGTGTCGTTCGTCCCGGTGGGGGCCGATCCGGCCACGTCTGCCGCCGCTTTGCGCTTCGCGTTCGATACCGTTTCTCAACCCAGTCCTGTAAAGGAGCAAGCAAACATGTCTCGCACCGCCGAAGACGAAGCCCTCATCGCAGGGCTGCAGGAGCAGGTCCAGAGCCTGCAGGCCGAGCTGGAAAAGGCCCGGCAAGAGCGCCGCGTCGAGCAGCTTTCCGCGCTGTTCGACGAGATCGGCCGCGACGCGCCGCAAGGCGAGGCGGTCAAGCCGTACCTGGAAATGAGCGATGCCGCATTCGCGGCCTTCGCCGCCGATCTGCGCGCTGTGGCCAAGTCCGTCCGCCAGCAGGTCAACCCGGCGCTGTTTTCCTCTCAGGCCATGAGCCGGGCGGACACGAAGCGGGAGCGCTCCATTGACTGGAGCGAGGTGTACAGCTTCGCCATCAAGAACGCCTGAACGGCAAGGAGATCGACATGACTACCATGCAAGCGACCATTGGTCAGTTTCTGAAGTACGAGGCGCCGCACGGCTACAGCCGCGAGGACGTGACCGTCGCATCCGGCCAAAGCCTCGTTCCCGGCCAGGTGGTTGGCCGCATCACGGCCAGCGGCAAGATCGCCGCCTTCAACCCGTCCGCTGCCGACGGCACGCAAAACGCCGCAGGCATCGCCTTCGGCGCGGTGGACGCCACCGGCGGCGACAAGCCCGGCGTGATCGTCGCGCGCCACGCCATCGTGGTGGACCGCGACAACCTGGTGTGGGCCGGCAGCCCCACCAACGCCCAGAAGGATGCTGCCATCGCGCAGCTCAAGGCGCTGGGCATTTTGGCTCGCAAGACTGTCTGACCCAACGCACGGAGCAAGACCATGAACATCAACGACTTCGACATCGGCGAGCTGACCGCCGCGATCAACAAGATCCCGCGCACCTGGGGCCGCATTGGCGAGCTGGGCATCTTCTCCAACCGGCCGCTGGCGTCGCGCGATGTGGTCATCGAGGAAAGCGCATCGGGCCTGGCGCTGCTGCCGGATCACGAGTGGGGCGGGGAGGGCACCAAGGCGTCCAAAGACACCCGGCGCGCGCTGTCGTTCCGCATCAAGCAGACCGTGCACGAGGACTTCCTGCACCCGATGGACGTGATGGGCGTGCGCGCCTTCGGGCAGGATGCCGGCATGGCGTCCATGCAGGGCGAGCTGGCGCAGCGCATGCGCCGCATGCGCGCCAAGCACGACCAGACGCTGGAGTGGAAGCGCTTCGGCGCCATCAAGGGCGTGGTCACGGATGGCGCAGGCACCGTGCTGTATGACCTCTACAGCTATTTCGGCGTGTCGCAGGTCACGGTGGACTTCGTGCTGGGCACAAGCTCCACCAACGTCCGCCAGAAGGTGGAGGCGGTGGTCAACCAGATCGAGGACAACCTGATGGGCGACACCATGACCGGCGTGCGCGTGTTCGTCTCGCCCGAGTTCTGGCACAAGCTGGTGGCGCATCCGGCCGTGGTGGACTACATCAAGAACACACCCAGCGCCAGCACGTTCATGCAGTCCTCTTTCAACGAGATCGAGGTCTTCGGCGTGGTGTTCGAGCAGTACCGCGCCAGCGTCAACGGCCAGCGCTTCATCGCCGCCAACGAAGGCCACGCGATCCCGGTTGGCACGACCGACACGTTCGCCACCTACTTCGCTCCGGCGGACTTCAACGATACCGTCAACACCATGGCGCTTCCGCTGTACGCGAAGGCCTGGGAGCAGGAAGGCGGGCGCGGCTACACGCTGCACACGCAGAGCAACAGCCTGCCGCTGTGCCACCAGCCGGCCGCTCTGGTCAAGGTCTTCACCAGCAACTGATGCCATGCGCGTGCTGATCTTGCAACAGGCCGCGCTGCCTGGCCAGATGCTGGCGCCCGGCGTGGTGGTGGACGTGAGCGAGGCCACTGCGGCCTGGCTGATCGAGGCTGGCGCGGCGCAGGCGGCGCATGAGGCGCAATCGGAAGTCACCGCCGGGCAGCCCACGCAAGACGGCCAGAATGGAGCCGCCGCCGCGCAGCGTCAGCGCCGCAAGGCGCAGGAGTGATGCCGCATGCCCATCATCACCCGCGCGGAGCTGCAGCGGCGCATTTCGTCGCAGGACGTGGCGCAGCTGGCCGACCTGGACGGCCTGGAGACGGAGACGCCCGGCATGGTGGATGCCTGCCTTGCCGATGCCGAGGCCGAGGTGATGGGCTACGTGCGCGCGGCCACCAGCCGCTCGCTGCCCGATCCGGCGCC